TTTCTGGAAGTGCTTGGAGGCGATGGCCTGGGTCCCGTCGGCCGCAGTGCCGTTGTATTGCGGCATGTAGCGCACGTAGTTCTTGGTCAGGGCCCAGCGGAAGAGCGCTTTGATGTTGGCCCGGTGGTTGTGCCGGTAGCGGAGATCAGGGATACCCCGCAGGAACGTGTTCAAGTCATCGGTGGTGAGATTCTTAATCAAACTGGCCCCGTAGCTGGTCGACAATTTACCCACCTGACTTTTGATTGTGGCGTAGGTGTCGGGCTTAAGCCCATCTTGCGACTTGACTATGAGGAATTCATCGACGACCGTCTTGACGGTGACGGAGGGCAGCAAGTTGTGCTGTTCCGCATAGGAGCGGAACACTTCTTCCAGCGGGACGTCGCCTACGACATGCTTCCATTTGTCGACGCTTTTGACCATCGGCTGCGGAGTCTCGCCTTTCTCGAAGGCGGAGAGGACTACGGCAGCACGCTCGATGGCGTCTTCCTGTTTGTTGGTGGTCTCACGAACCCGGGTCTTTCCGAGCCTGTAAGCTACGGCGAAGGATTCCCGGTTTTCCCGGACCTGACGATAGATGGTGACTTTGCCGTAGCGGGTCTTTTTGACCAACGGCCAAGCCAGATTTTTGGTGCGTTTCATAGCGATGTGATTTGTCAGCGCGCTGACAACTTTTGTTGCTAAAAGGGTGACAACAACCTACACATGATGCAAGAAATCTTTTTATGAGTTCTACCGATATTACTGGTAACCCATTGATCCGACACTGTTACAAAAACTTTTTAAAAAAGGTGTTTGTCGGTCGCAGGGCCCGGTTCGAATCCCCATGGCTCCACTTTTTTTACAGAGTAAAAACCGGGTGTGCGGTCACCCGCTGACAAAACGCTGACAGATTTTATGCCAAAATCAGCGAAATCCGCGAAGGCCAAGTCTTCGAACACGGTGATGATCTACGGGCGCGAGTGGCCCGGCTTTCTCACCCGCGTGACCGTCGAGCTGACTTGTTTACGCGAGCCACCTCCGCAATCGCCCGGACCTATGCACCATTTCAAACAGGTGGTGGACCTGCTGTGGAACCATCCGGATTCTCGAACAAGAGTCGAGTGGACCCCGTGGTTGGAGCGCATGGTCGAAGCCGCGCTGGAGAACAAGTATCTGGCGGTGGCGGGCTGCGCGTCCTCAGGTAAGTCGCAGGCCTACGCCTTGTGGGCCATCGTGCAGTTTCTCTCCTCGCCCTGGAACACCCTGGTCCTGGTTACTTCGACCTCACTCAAGGAATCCCGCAAGCGTATCTGGGGTGCGATCACCGACCTGTGGCGTGCTGTCCCCGGTTTGCCCGGCAAGCTCGTGGACTCGGTCGGCATGATCCGGTTCGACGACGGCAGCGGTAAACAATACGGCGACCGGTGCGGCATCAGCTTGATCGCGGCCGAGCGCAAGAAGGAGAAAGAAGCCATCGGCAAACTGGTCGGCATCAAGCAGCAGCGGGTTATCTTCATCGCCGATGAGTTGCCTGAACTGGGCGAGTCCATCCTCCAGGCCGCCTACACCAACTTGTCCAACAACCCGTTTTTCCAGCTCATCGGCATCGGCAACCCCGCGAGTTACTACGACCCCTTTGGCCAGTTCTCTACTCCTAAGAACGGTTGGGGCTCGATCACGGTCGAAGACGAAGAGTGGGAGACCGAGCGCGGGCGCTGCTTGCACTTCGACGCCCACAAGTCGCCCAACATTGTCGCTGGGCACGTGATCTATCCGTGGATGATTACCCCCGACAATCTTGCAGAAAGTGCAAGCAAACTGGGTCCGAATAGTCCTGGCTACTGGCGCATGTATCGCGGTTTCTGGTGCCCGACGGGATCAGAGGACTCGATCTACAGCGAGGCTGACATCATCAAACACGGGGCAGACCAGCGCGTGGAGTGGCTGGAGCCTCCAACCAAAGTCGCCGCCCTGGACCCCAGCTTTAGTGCCAATGGTGACCGCAGCATTCTTTACTTTGGTTTTGTCGGCTCAGACGTGAGCGGCAAGAAGGTGGTGTGCCTGGACCATTTCGAGGAGCTTCGCGAGGACGTAACCAACAAAAGCGAGCCGCGTTCGTTCCAGATCGCCCGTCAGTTTCGGGACAAGTGCGAGGCATGGGGTGTCGTTCCGAGACACGCGGCCTATGATGCCTCCGGTGGCGGCGCTCCCTTCGGCGACGTGGTCGATTCGGTCTGGTCCCGCGACGTGCTCCGCGTCCAGTTCGGCGGTAAGGCCAGCGACCGCCCTGTATCGTTAACCGATACTTCCTCGGCCCATGAGCGCTATTCGAACCGAGTGACCGAGTTGTGGTGGACCGGCAAGGAGTTGATCCGCAACAAACAGCTTTTTGGCGTGCCCCGCGACATGATCCGGGAGATGACTGAACGCCTCTATACCACCGAGAAGGGTATCGGCATGCGTATTCGGGTGGAGTCCAAGCAGGACATGAAGTCCAGGATCGGCAAGAGCCCGGATATTTCCGACGCCGCGTTTATCCTTTTAGAGCTGTGCCGGGTCCGCTGCGGCCTGATCCCCAGCGACAAGATCCCCTCCGACCCTTACAGCCAGAGAAATGGATATAAGAAATTCTTTCAAAAAGCCGATGTCGTGGCCAAGGCTGGGAGAAACCTTAATCAGAAGGGCCGCGCAATTTTTAACTTGCACAGGTGACAACCACCCGTAATATATAACCTTATTCATGGGCGACGGACTCCGAAAAGCGAAAGAGTATTTCGATAAAGTAAAACCCCGCAGCAAAGGCAGCGCCGGGCGGGAATCTGCTGAACAGTCGCGGGAGGAAGGGGCTAAAGAACTTAAAGAACGCGTCTTAGACAGGAAAGTGAGTTACAGCAGCGAAGATCCTAGCGTTCGCTACACAGGCAAAAAGTTCGGGCCGATGACCGACGATGTCGACGAGCAGGTGCGGCTGAAGACGGGCGACACTTTTGACGTGGTTAAAGAAGACCCAAGAAAGAAAAAGGCTGTTTTGTCTGACGTTGTTGGTCGCGCCACCGACCCCAAAAAAGTTTACAGCCTGACCAACCGCGAGCGGGAGATTTTAGACGATGCGGGCTATGAGCAACCCGCTGGCGAGGTAAGGGCTCGCAGCCTGCGTTCTAGCATGCTTGCCGACGCTGCAGATTCTTTGTCGCGTTGGCGCAACGACGGTCGCGAGGCATCGCCCGACTGGGTCGGCCCGAAAGTCCCTTACAAAAAACGTAACGATCGTTAATTTTACATGCTCCTCGTAATCCCTGTCAGCGAGGCCGATGTGCGTTTGGCCGATGACGTCATGGCGTTGATGAAGGCCTTCGGCCCGTATCAGCACCATGACCTTCTCGTCGTCGGGTCGACTGAAAACGCGAACGACGTGAATCGCATCCGCGAAGCAATTTCACCGATGTTCCGTAAATCTGAGGCGCATGTTTTCGACTGCCCTGCAAAAGGATGGCCCCTCGGCCCGAATTACTATTTCCGCGCGTCCATCTTGCACATGTTTGCCAACGGCTTGCTCGACCAGCCTTGGTATTGGTTCGAGCTGGACAACACCCCGCTCAAGCCCGCGTGGCTCGACGCGCTGCAGACTGAGTACAATTTGTCGCAGGCCATTTTCATGGGACCGAAGCAGGCCACCTTTTACAAAGACAAGGACAACCAACTTGTCATTGACGGCCACCACATGTGCGGCACCGCGATCTATCCTGGGGATTTCACCAACCGTTCAGCGCTCTGGAAGTTCGAGAATGGGACGGCGTTCGACGTTTGGATTCAGTGGGAAGTCCTCCCGCATCTGCACGACACCCAGCTCATGCAGCACAACTGGAAGACCCGCAATTACCGCCGAAAGAACGGGCAGATTATTTCGGACAACTTCGACATGCCCCACCCTGATCTTCAAACCAACAAACCGGTTTCTCCAGACGCGGTGGTGTGTCACGGGTGTAAGGATGGCAGCCTGGCCAAGCTCATTCTCGACGAACTGAGCGGAAAGTCCGCGAGCCTCACTCCTGAACCCGACCCTCTCGACTCTCCTGAAGCCGTGACCCCACGCTTCGACACCGAGCAACTCGTTTTCCCGAAAACCCGCAAACGCACCAAAGTGCTAGAGGAGGTCGCGTGAAGCCAAACACTACTCAGCGTTCGTGGAGCAACTATGTCGGCGATAGTCCTATCAAACGCTGGCAGGGACGAGAGCCTATTGGCGAATCCAGATTTTACGCCGACTCTCCGGTTTACGGTCCCGGGGGTAGCGCCATGCAAAGCGCGCCAGAAGGGTACGAGATTGACCCTACTACCGGCGGAATGCGCCGCAAACGTAGCACCCGCTTGAACAAAGCTAGGTCGGATATGGGCGGTACGCCGGTCGAAGGAGCCTACGACCCAACAACCTACGTCGTATGAATTCTACCGACACGCTTCTGGAAAACATTTCCGACTCGGGAGCGCCTCCTAGAGATCGCATCAAGGACGCGAAGTCGCTGCATGAGATTTACAAAAAGCTCAAGGAGGCAGACGACAAATCTTCGCGTAATCGCGCGGAGATCCAGGCCATGTTCGACGGGGTTCCTCCTTACAGCGACTCCGACTTGATCGCCAGTGGCCAAGCCTACCGCTGCAACGTGAACTTCGATGAGGCTTCGGCTATTCTTGAAAGTGCAACGGCCGGTTACATCGACCTCATCCATTCGGTCGAGCATCTCCTGACCCTTAAAACCGAGTTCGGCGATTCTAAAAAACGAGCTGAATACAACGACATTCTCGCCCAAGAATTGACCCGAGCCATCCGTTCCTGGCCCCAGTTCCACTTCAACTACCAGCTCCTGGTCCAGAACTTTGTGGCCCACGGCGTCGGCATCGCCTACTGGGAAGATGACATCGATTGGCGCTGGCGTGTGTCGATGTTCGGCGACTTCTTGATCCCCCGTAAAACCTTGGCCTGTGAGGATGAGATCGAAGTTGCTATCTGCGTAAGGTCTTACCAAGTCCACCAGCTCTACAAGTTTATCGAGGACCCGGAAGTGGCAGCCGACATGGGTTGGAATGTGGACGAAGTTCGTAAAGCCCTAGTTAAAGCCACCAATGGCTCTAACTCCATCGGCACGTTCACCGACTGGGAGTCTCTGCAAAGGGAATTCAAGAACAACGATCTCTTCGCCGGAACCGCCGGGGCTTCGGAAGTCAAAGTCATCCACGCCTGGGTCAAGGAGTTCGACGGCACAGTGTCTTATTACATGACTCTGGAGAACAACGACGCCGAGAAATTCCTTTGCGTGAAGAAGAACCTGTATCGCCACGTCAATTCGGCGTTCGTCTTCTTCCCGTTCGGCATTGGGACCAATGGATACTATCACTCAATTCGCGGCCTTGGTTACAAAATCTTCCCTCAGATCCAGCTAAGTAATCGCCTTCGCTGTCAGATGGCGGACGGAGCCATGCTTAGCTCCACTCTGCTCCTGCAACCGAGCGACGAGCAGGCGCTGGAAGACCTGAACTTTACTTACTACGGGCCTTACTCGGTCCTCGCTCCTGGAACGGTCAATGTCGTCGAGCGCGCCATGCCAGACGTCAGCAGATCGGCCATGCCCTTCCTCGCCGACCTGGTGACCCAGATGCAGGTTAAGACCGGCGTCTATGAGGGAGCTAAGTCGGCCATCAACGACAATCGCGAGAAAACCAAGTTCGAGACCCAGGCCATTCTTTCTGGGCAGTCACGTCTGTCACTCGCCGCCCTGAACTTGTTCTACGAACCTTGGGGCCGCGTTCTCAAGGAGACCGTGCGGCGTTTTGTCTGCGGGTGCTACGTGGCGGGCGAGGCTGGCAGCCGCGAAATTCTTGAATTCAAGGAGCGTTGTTACATGCGGGGAGTTCCTCCGGAAGCCATCGCTGCAATCGACATCGACTCGGTTCGCCCTGTTCGCGCCATCGGCTCGGGGTCCGAAGCGGCCCGACTTCTGGCCACCGACGAACTTACCCAGCTCATGCCCGGTTTTGATGAGTACGGACGCAAAGCCGCTATCCGCGACCGGGTGGCCGCTCGTTTCGGATACGATTTGGCCGATCGCTATGCTCCGCCTCCAGATGCGGAGGCCCGCCCGGTCATCGACGTCAAAGTTGCCATGCTCGAAAACAACGAGATGCGCTCGGGTTCGGAGATACAGATTCTACCCAACGAGAACCATCTCGAACACGCCAAGGTCCACCTGGCCGCGCTTGGCGAAGTGGCGCAGTCGGTCGACGAGGGCGCGGTTGCTCCGGAGGATGTCGTCGATTTCCTGGTAACTTTGTTCGGCCACACCACGCAGCACGTCGAGTACGTGTCGCAGGACACCACGATTCCGGAGGAAGGTGCTATGTTGCGTCAGTCCTTGCAGCAGTTCGGCGAAATCGTCAACAACAGCGTCAAGCACGTTCAAAAACTTCGCGAACAGCCGCAAGGCTCAGCCGGTCCGCAGCAACAGCAGCCGCAACCCGACGACTTCGGCGTGCAATTGCAGCAAAAGCTCCAGGAGCACCAAATCAAACTGCAGATGATGCAGGAGGTCCACAGCGCCAAGCTCAACATGCGCGCTGCCGAGGTACGCCAGAAGATGGCGCTACGCGACGCGGAAGTGGCAAGCAAGATCAGCCAACCTCGTTTCTAGGATGCAAGTAAACAAACCGCGCAGGATTCGGCAAGGTGAGCCTGGCCACGGGCGCAAGAAATTCAAGGTGCTCGCTTCCGAGGGAGGAAAAACCAAGTCCATCATGTTCGGCGACCCGAACATGACGATTAAGAAAAACATTCCGGAACGTCGCAAATCTTTCCGTGCTCGACACGGCTGCGACACCAAAAACCACAGTAAACTGACCGCCGCGTATTGGGCATGCAAGGCTTGGTAATGACTTTAAAAGATTGGAATGAAGATCCGGAACTCCGGATGTCGCTACGACGAGCGTTAGCTTCTGCGCCTATGCGCGACGCCCTCGAAGTTCTTTTGCACAGCAACTTCCCGCGTATGGTTCCTCCCGCAGGAACCGACGCCATGACTTCGGCGGCTTTGCAACATGCGCGCAGCGCGGGCTACTACGACTTTCACCGGGCTTTGCAGAAGCTCACCGAAGAACCCACGGACCCGCGCAAGAAGCTCCCCGAGCCGTGGGAAAACACCCTCCAGCAATAATTTATGTCTAACGAAACCGAGGCCGCACCGGCCCAAACCGAAACATCGATGCCGTCCCCTAACCAGGAGACCGCGTCGTCCACTGTTGAAAATGTTCCGCAATCCGATGGCGACTTTGCCTCTTGGCTGACCGACCGTCTCGAAAAGTTCGAGAAAGGCGAGGAAACCCCTCCGTGGGAGCAGAAACAGGCAGAAGAACCGGCCGTCGAGGCCGAGGGCGAGAACGAGAGTAAGGACGAAGAGCCTAAGTCCACAGAGGAGGCGAGTGACGAGCCTGAAGCTGCGGCGGAGGAAGAGGACGAAGATTCCAAGAACATGTCTGCTTCTGCTGGGGCAAAGTTTAAGGAGTTGAAGTCGGAGCTGAAGACCTATAAGGCGCGTGTTTCTGAGCTTGAGAAAGCTGTCGAAGAAGCCAAGTCATCCACCCAGAACTCCGAAGAGTTCGACAGATTGCGCTCGCAGTTGGCGGAGTATGAACAGGAGATAGCCGTCACCCGCGTCGAAGCTACCCCTGATTTCAAGCGAGCCGTACTCGAACCAACCCAGGCCATCCTGGACACTGCTGCCGCGCTGGCCGGTAGGTACAAGATAGATACGCGCAAGCTTGTAAACGCATTGCACGACGAGTCTCTCAACGAGGGCAGCGACGCCCTGACTGAACTGGCGGCCGACTTTAGTGAGCGCGACCGCGTTCGTCTCTATCGCATGGCTGACGATCTGCATGACGTTTCGCGCCGTCGTGAGTACTTGCGCCAGAACGCTGCCCAAGCATACGCCGAGCAGCAGCAGAGGGCCAAAACCGAGGAAGCTCGTATCGAACAGGCGTACAAAGCCGACATCAAAAAGGCTTCTGAGCAAGTATGGGAGGGCGCTTTCCTCCAAAACTCCACCCTGAGTAAATTGGACAAAACCATACTGGACGATATCCGTTCCGTAGGATCGGAGGCGGATTTGCTAGATTCGTCTGCTGAGGATCGCGCCTACGCTGTGTATGCCGGTGTGGCCCTTCCCCACATGGTCAAACAGTTCGAGGCTGCAAACTCAAAAGTGGTCGAGCTAGAGAAGGCTTTGGCCAAATATAAGAAAGCCACGCCACGAGCTTCGGGAAATGCCGACACCAGCGTTCCGGATACTGGAACCGGAGGATTTCTTGAGGCCATCGAAAAAAGATTCGGTTGAGTCTAACTTTTATTTGACGGGTGACAAACACCCCTTATAGTAACTTCGTTCTAGCATGAGGAACTGAAACTCATGCGGGTTCGCTCGGGACCATAACCCCGTTCTAGCAGTCACAATTTGTAGAGCTTAAACGGCGGGTCCTCATGGCCTGCCTCCTCCCTGGCTCGGGACGGAGAAATCCACGGCACGAAAACCGCAGGCACAAAGTGTGCCCCCGCGACCATTTCGCGCCAAACCCGAAACCTAAACATTTCCTTAAGGAGGAATATTTATGGCGTATGATATCAATGAGTGGCTGGCGACGGAGAGCGGACGCATCGGCCCTGACATTTACAAGAAATCGCTCAACACAAGTCCTTGGTTGAAACTGGTTGAACAGGAAACTTGGCCCGATCAAATGGGTTACGAAGTCTCCGTGTTGACCTACTCCCGTTCGCTGCCGGAAACGGCTCTTTCGTGGGGTAACGTCGGATTCAGCACCGGCACCGGTTCTGGCTCCTGCGTGCCTTCGGCCTCGGTCGTCAACTTCTACCAGAAGCTGGCTACCTACAACCTCCAGCAGACGGCGATTCAGTCGCCCGCGATCTGCGTTAACGATCTTCGTTACTCCTGGAGGGCTAAAGATCAGCTCAGCCACGTGTTCCGTATTCTCACCGAGAATACCAGCTATGCGTGGAAAAACCGCTACCGTGACGAGTACGTCCGTATCGCCAACCACAAGATGGTTGTCACCAGCGCGCTGCCCGAGAATTCGGCTGCGTTCCCGACCACCATCCCGACGTCGAAACTGGTTCAGCCGGTCCTGGATAAGGTCCGCATGAGCCTCATTCGCGACGGCGCTGGCAATGACCCGCTCGGCCGCGAAAACGGCACGCCGGTCTTCGGTCTGATCTGCTCCAGCGAAACCTCCTACGACCTGATCCGCAGCATTTCTACGGATCGCGAGGACTATCGCTACAGCACCAAGGCCAACGATCTCCTCGCTCCTTTGGGCGTGGAGCGTACCTACAAGGGATATTACCACATCATCGACGACTTCATGCCCCGCTACAACTTCGTCAGCGGTGCCTGGGTCGAAGTGCAGCCGTACGTCAAGCAGACGGTCGGCGGCGTCACCGAATGGGTCGTTAATCCGGCCTACGAGGGCGCGCACTTCGAAGTCTCGATCGTGTTCCACAAGGACGTGTTCAAGTCGGTCATCCCGGCCCCGATCACCAATCCTGGCGGCAACACCAAGTTTGACGCCGTGAGCTATCGCGGTGACTTCAAGTGGCTCAACATCCGCGACCGCAACGAGAACCCGGATGGCACCATCGGATACTTCCGTGGCGTCCTGTCCTCGGGCTCGAAGCCGGTTCGTCCGGAGTGGGGTTACGCGATCATGCACGCGCGTTGCCCGGGTAAGGCTGCCGACCTCGGTCTGGTCGCCTGCAGCTAAGTAGTTAGTTCATGTTGTTGGGGAGGGGTCATCGGGCCCCTCCCCTTCAACCCCTGACAAAGCATGGCCACGCCTTTCATTGTCGATAACGTGATCCACCCGGTCAAAGACGACTGGGCTGCGGTCCTTAAACTATTTCTCCCCGATACCGACCCCGCCGAACCCCGCGACCTTACCGGCTGGGAGTTTTATCTGGTCATTACCAAAGATCTGAGTTGGCCAGACGAGGACGCCTATATTTTTAAGACTTTCACTCCTCTGGACCCGACGTCCGGAGAAGTCACTCTACAAGTTTCCGCCGAGGAGTTCACTGAGCCCGGCAAATATTACCGAGGTATAAAAGCCAAAACCGCTAATGGCGTTCGCGCTACCCTAATATCCGGCACTTTTGAACTTGTTGCAGCGGGCCCCAAAGCAGTGTAAGCGATGCAGGTCAAGGTCTACGAGATTACTTGGGGCGAGACCCAGACAACTACCGGCACTATCGGTGGAAGTGTAGTCACCTACACTATTGCGTTTGCGGACGCTGGGGTAGGTTTAGTAGGTCCTCAAGGTCCTCAAGGTCCTCAAGGTCCTGCAGGGGAAACTGCCGCAACTAGCCTATATTCGAGCACCGTCCCTAACGCTACCTTAAATACTCTCGTAGGCGGCGCAAACCCAGAACCGGCAAGCACATGGAAATCCCGGACGATTGTACAGGCTTTGGATACCATCCTGTTCCCGACAATTCCGCCATTTATAGGCACTGCTAAGTCCGCCTCCTTGTCTGTTTCCGGAACAACCGGAGTGCAGGAAGTCGGCAGCTCGGTTGGTAGAACACTAACCGCAACCTTTAACCGGGGGCGCATCACCAACGGCGACGGGTCTTTGGGTCCTGAACTCGTTGGAGCGGCGTCTACTTTTACGTATACTGGCACAGGCATCGCTTCGACCGATAACCCCGCGCTTGGTTCATTGGCAGTAGTTCTTGGATCAAACCAATGGAGCGTTTCGATTGCTCACGCAGCGGGTTCCGGCACGTATTTCGATAACAAAAACAATGCCAGCGCCGCTCTGGACGGAAGCCGCGCCATTGGCTCGGTATCCGCTGGCACTACGGCATTCGCGGGCGTCTACCCTTGGTACTACCTCAAGTCTCCAGTCCCGTTCACCCCGACTCAGTTCGCCGCCGCTATTGCCGCAGGCAACGCCTCAAACATTCACGCATCCGCAGTCCTGACTAAAGTGATCGCGGACGCGAGCGGCACGATCTCCATCCCATACAATGTCAGTGGTCAGTTCGTTGGCGCGGCGTACGAGGCGACCCTGACGACCAAGACCCGGTTTTACGTCACTGCTCTCGATAGCGGGCCAATCATTGCCGTCTTCAATGCAATGGAGACACAGAACAACGTCACCACGGCTTTGTGGACTCGCAACTATAAGATGCACGTCAGCACGAACCCGCAGACCAGCTCCAACCCAACTCTTGAACTGAGGAATACTTGATGCCAATCGGAATTGAACTTTCTAGCGGCGTAGTCGTCGGCTCGCCAAAGCCCATCGACGCGAAGTACGGGCCCTACAACACCGTCGCGCTCGCACTCGCTGATATCTCGGTAGAACTGCGCCACCAAGGGCTCACTGTCGGTATTAAAAGTGGCAACTCTATCGTGGAGTATTGGTTCAAAGACGGTGTAGCGGACGCTAACTTTGTCGAAAAGGGGGTTGCGGCCAACTGGAATACGCTGCTGAACAAGCCCTCGACGTTCCCTCCCTCGACCCACACGCACCAGATAAGCGAAGTGACGGGCTTGCAGACGGCGCTGGACGGCAAGCAGCCCCCCGCCACACCGTCATTTTTTAATCTCACGGGCAACCTCGTGCTGCCTTCCGGAAGAAACCAAGAGATTAGCCTCACCGCTTACAACGGAGTTGTTTCCACGGTCACGCTTCCCCATCAAGGCGTCCAGATTGGTGATCTTCTCCAACTTCAGATTACGGTCAGTCTTGCCGGACCCGTAACCCTTCGCCAACCCGGACAAATGGCCGGAGGCTCCCCTATCTCTTATGAAACTATAGCCGTCATTTCTGAAAATGCATATTATGAGTTCGTCGCGGTTGGACCCGCTAACGGAGACAACCCCGGATGGCGTTTGCGCGTGCCTTCACACACCCACGACGACCGCTATTATACGGAGAGCGAGACCGATGCGTTGTTGGGCACAAGAGCTTCTAAGCCGGAAACGACCCAGCTATCTCTACAAGGTAACGCGTCACTTACTTCTGGCCGCAATAAAAGAGTTGTTCTGCAAGCCTTGACGTCTTCGCCGACCGTCGATTTGCCTTACGAAGGCAATCAAAGCGGAGACGTAATCACTTTGATTGGCTTTTGGCCTATTTCCTCAACGATCACTATCCGAAGGGCGGCAGCGGTAATAAATGGAGTGGCCGCATTTACCGCCATTGCGACCATGAGTGGAGTTGCTGGTGACGGTAGCAAGTCGCTGACATTCATATCCGACGGAACAGCGATTGGCTGGACATTAGTCACAGTTGATACTCACACGCACCCCGCTTCGGATATCTCCGACAGCACCGCCGCAGGCCGCGCTTTGCTTACTGCGGCCACAGTTCAAGCGCAAAGAACGGCGTTGGAGACATTCGTCTCAGCCGCCAATCTGACAGCGATCCAAGCACTCACTGGTAATTTTCAGCGAGTATATATCGCTCAAGACACACGGAAAATCTATGCGTGGAGTGGCACTGGTTCTGTCTACACCGAGATAAGCCCCCACATTAAGTCCGATTGGAACGCCAACAGCGGGGACGCGCAAATCCTGAACAAACCACGGTCTCCCTATCAACTTATAGCAGCGTGTTCGGATGAAACTAGTCTTTTGACAACGGGCACGAAATTAGTGTTTCGCGTTTTTGAGATGATGTTTATCAACACGTTTCGCGCTTCTGTGACACAGGCACCAACTGGATCCTCCCTAGTCGTTCAATTGCGAGCACCCGCGCCTGGGAACCCCGCTAACCTACTAGTGTATGGAACTGTCACAATTCCAGCGGGTTCCACAGCGAGTAGCACTAGTCTTAACGATGCGGTAATTGAGTATATCTCGGACATGATAGGAGAAGCATCCCCAGAGTTCCACATACACGTTCACCAAATAGGAAGCACCTCCGCTGGCAGGGGTCTCAAAATATATTTGGAAGGAAATCGCATTTTATGAGCTTTATCATTGACCCGTATCGGTTTCAGAGAACCAACCTGATCCAGAACGGCGACTTCAGTAATGTCTCTGGAATGGGGGTTACTGGAGGTGGATGGTATAACGGTGTTCCGCCTATGTGGTCAACTGAATCTAATATTGCCAATGCAGGATATTCCGTGCTGCTTCTTGAGGGCAAGTATTATGCCAACCTCAATACGCTTTCTGTTACACAAGGAACCAGCACCACA